GTAATCTACTGGCTGTCCCAAAGACGGCTAAGAGCCCGAGGTTGATCGCCTCGGAGCCTGTTGAACACCAATGGTGTCAGCAGAAGATCTATACCTGGCTTGATGGAGCAATCCATAAAAGCACGGCTGGATCTTTCATAAACCTGCATGACCAAACTCTTTCTCAAGATATGGTCATACGAGCATCCATTGATAGGTCTCTCTGTACGATAGACCTTTCCTCCGCAAGTGATAGAATCACTTGCCAGCACGTAGAATCGCTTTTACGTGCTAATCATACTCTTCTACTGGCTGCTCACGCAGTTAGGACGAGGTATGTGAAGGATCGAGTGACCTCGAGTGGCTTTCACCTCTTGAGGAAGTACTCGACAATGGGTTCGGCTCTTACTTTTCCGATTCAGTGTTTATTCTTCCTAGCCGTTGTTCTTGCTTCTGCAGGTGCAACGTCGAAGAAGGATATTCTTCGGCTTCGAAAAAGTGTCCGGGTATTCGGGGACGATATTATCGCCCCGAATGATGCATACGACCAGATTGTAACCAATCTCACGTTTCTCGGATTAAAGGTCAACGTTGGAAAATCTTTCCATCGCGGACATTTCCGTGAGTCGTGTGGGGCTGATTATTGGCGTGGCTATAATGTCACTCCAATCAAACCCAAGGTTATTCTGGCACGCACGCCAGACAGCTGGGAAGCTGTACGTGATACTGCCAACAACTTTCATAGAGAAGGCTGGTGGAATATCAGTAGTTGGCTTTACGGGTTGTTCCCTCCACGTTTCCGTAAGGAAGTGGTCGTCCCTTTGAAGGACAAGGATCGACTCGGTCGAGCCATCTCTGGCGTTCCTGCTTTTGTAGCATTCTCTGCTCCTGTCATATCCCATGCTAAATGGGATAGGCATTTGCATAGATGGTACGTCACTGTCTCCCAATTCGTTAAGAAAATGGAGAGAGTGAGGCAGGACAATAGCTGCGCTCTTCGAGAATTTTTCTCTAAGCCATACGTGGCC